AAGGATGGCAGAATCTTAAAAAATCAGTTCTTCTAAGTAATTCAAAACAAAATAAAGGACTTTTAACTGGAAAAGATTCTAATATTATCGTTCTAGATATTGATTTTCATAATAATTTAAAAGTTCATCCTATTACTGAAGCTTTAGGTAATGATATTTTTGAAAGACTTATTAAATTAACTTATTCGGTTAGAACACCAACTAACGGATATCATTTTTATTTTAAATACAACGAATATTTTAAAACAACTAAACATTTTAAACCATTATCATATGATATTATAAGCACTGGAGGATTTATTATGTGTCCTCCTTCAAAAATTGAAGGATATGAATATATTAAATTAAATAATTTACAAATAGAAGAGATGCCTAATTTTCTTATTAAATATTTATTAAAAAATATGGATAAATCTGAAGAATATTCAAAAGATTCAAATACTATTATAGATAATTTATTATATGTTTTTGATAAAAATACTTTATCTTATATTTTAGATAAATTAGAAAGTAAATTTTATGATGATTATCATAAATGGTTAGTTATAACCACTTGCATTAAAAAAATAGTTGATAATAATATTTTTAATAATAAAGAAGAATTAATAAATGTCTGGGATGAATGGTCTAAAAAATCTAATAGTTATAACCAATCCAAAAATTATGAAATATTTAGAAATCTTAAATCTGATAAAATAGATATTTCTTTATTATTTTCTTATTCTAAAGTAAAACCTCTGGGATTTTTCAAGCCAGTTGAAAAATTAAATTATCCTGAGGATACCTTATACATTAATAAGAAAAAATTAGGATATGACTTTATTCAATCAATTGATTCTAATAATAAAATATTAATAAAATCTGATACTGGAACCGGAAAAACGACCTCTTTCAATCATTATATCAAAGAAACTAAAAATAAATTTATTTCTTTAGTTTCTAGAAGATTATTAGGAAAAGAACAACAAGAAAACCTTAAAAAATTAGATATTGATTCTAAATTTTATCTTGATGACGAATTTGATTATGGAGATAATATAATTATATGCGCGGATAGTTTATTAAAAATCGGAAATTTTGATTTTTCTGAATATGTTATTTTTATCGACGAATTCAATAGCGTCGTAGAATATATTTTAAATTCTTCAACCTTTATAAAAAACAATAGAAGAATAGTTTTTAATATTATTAAAAATATGATTTATAACTCTAAATTATTTATCGGAGTCGATGCAGATATATCAGTTATTAGTTATAATTTTTTAGAAAGCATCACCAAATTTAAATTTATAGTTAATGAAAATAAATATTTTGAAGGAGTTCCTTATTATTTATATAATGATGAAAATTTATTTATTGAAAATCTTAAAAAAGAAGATAAATTTATCCTTGCGAGTGATAGTGCGACAATTATCGAAAGTTTAAATACTGAAATAGATTTTTATAAAATTATCGGAAGAAATAAGAAAAATGAAATTGTTGATGAAGAACAAGAAGAAGGAAATTCTACAAATTTCAAGAGTTTAGATAGTGAGGATAAATTAGGATTTAGTCCTATTATTATTTACGGTCAAGATTCAACTATGAAAAGAAAAGTATATGCTTGGTTTAAAGGTCATACTATCACTCCTCCTCAAATGATTCAACAAATTGCCAGATGCAGAAATCCTATTGAAGTTCATATTTGTTATACGAATAATCGCTCATTTTATCCAGTTTATAATAATATTGAAGAAACGGAAGAAGATATCCTTAATAGTATTAAAATTTATAAAACTGAATATAAATCAGTAGAAGAACTTAATGCGGATATTTATTACGAATTATTAAAAAAATTAGAGTATAAATTAGATTGCTATAAAACCTCTAAATTTATTCATTTAAATAATTTATTGAGAGAGAGAGGATTTGATTTTAAAGGATTTTTAGGAAAGAAAAATAAAGTTATTTTCAAAGAAATGAGAGAAAAAGTTAAAGAAAATATTGAAAAGGATTTCGAAGATGATATTAATAAAAAGAATGTTCCTGAATATATTTCTAAAATCAATAGTTTATTAAATATTCCTAAAGATAAACTTATAAATTATTCTGACTTTTTCACGAACGATTATAAATTAAAAGAACATTTTATTATCTCTAAATTATTCTTTGGAGATAAAAATGATTTTATTAATAAAATAGAAAAATCTAAAGAATTTATTAGTAATAAAATGAAAGGAACAGAAGCCAGAATTTTATATTTAAATAAATTGATGGATATTCTAAATATTAATATCAATAATATTTATAAAGATGACTTTTCAGATGTTAAAAAATATAATTTTATAGAATTAGAAAAAGAATATAAATCAATCGTCAGAACATCAAAGAAAAAATTAGGCTTTGAATATCCTGCCGAAGTTTATAAAGGTTTTGGAACTATTTTAAGAGGTCTTATCGGTGATTGTTTAACTAGTGAAAGAATTTCAAAAGATAAAGTAAGATTTATGACTTATAACTATAATTTTGATAATTTAAATATTCATCTAGATTTAATCAAATATAGACAATCTCAAAAAATTAATAATGATGAAATTGATTTTATTGATGATGATAACGAAATAGATGATGAAACTAAAATTAAAGACTTATAAAAATTAAATTTACTAAAATTAATTTTTATATAGTATTATATATGGATTTAAGAGACGAATTAGATGAAATTATAAGTTCTCCTATGGACGATAGTGAATTAAAACATTATCTACCTAAAACACCTATAATAACTTATCCTGAATTATCTAAATTTAACTCAATAGATGAACTTTTACCAAACGATAAAACTTATGCTATTATCTTATATCAAGACTCACCAAATAAAGGACATTGGGTGGCTGTTCTTAAATATAATAATTTGTATGAATATTTTGATAGTTATGGAAATAAGATAGATGACCCTTTAAATTGGATAAGTCTTGGAATTAGAAAAGAATTAGACCAAACGACGCCTTATTTATCAAATCTTTTAAAAGGTAAATCAACTAAATGGAATAATAAAAAATTTCAGAGAGAAAGTCCTGAGGTATCTACCTGTGGACGTCATTGTGTTTTTAGAATTTTAAATAATGAAGAGAATAATATAAATTTAAATGAATATAAAAAAATAATGGAAAAAATGAAGAAAGAGACTGGTATGGATTATGATGAAATAGTGAGTGAATACGTTGATGTCGTATAAACCAAATGCCATTTTACGCATAAATTTATATATATATGATGCGTAAAATGGCATTTAAAATTTTATATAAAAATTCTATGGATTTTAAATCTAAATATTATTATATGTCAATAGAATCAATCCCAATTAAAGAACTTAGAAAACTTTTAAGACAACATAAAATTAGAGGAGTAGGGAAACTAAATAAAAAAGAACTTATGGAACTAATTGAAGGAAACAAAGAAGTTTTAGAAGGAGCTGGATTTTTTGATACTCTCAGAAGATTTGGAACTAGTGTCTCTAAAGGTGTGTCTCGTGCTGTTTCTCTTCCTGCCAAAGGATTAAAACGGATTTTTACCCCGTCAAAATGGTGGAATAATACCTCAGAAAATACCTTATCCAAATTTGGTAATGATAATGTTATTAGAATTCAAATTTATAGAACACCATTAGGTGGAATGCTTAACACACTTATGAGTGCTTTATCTTTTGGTAAAATTGACGAACTAAAGAAAAAATACGGATATGATAAATTTTATCATCTTTCTTTAATTGCTACTGTTATGACTAGTCAAGGAGAAAAAAATATTATTGTAGAAAAAAATGAGGCTCCTTTTATTACTACAGTTTATGAAACATCAGAACTTACAGAAATGATGAGTCTAGACAGACCTATTCCTCCTAATTTTTCTTTAAAAAATATGTTAGATAACACAATAGCTAGTGTAGGAGTTGATAGATTTTTTTTATATGATGCTTTTACCACGAACTGTCAGATGTTTTTAGTTGATATTCTAAAAACGAATGGTTTATTAACTGAAAAAGCTAGAGAATTTATCTACCAAGATATGACACAACTAGCCGAAGAACTTCCACAAGCATTTAAAGGAACAGCCAGAGCACTAACCGATGTAGGTGCGGTTGTTTCTAAATTAAGAGGTAAAGGAAACGGCGACGAATATGCCAGAGCTAGAGACGCAGATAAACCAATTGAAACTCGACATATTCCTGATGAATTAGGCCAATACTTCAACCCAACAATAGGACAATTTACACATACAGGAACAGAAGAAGAAGCAGAAAGAATAAGAACAGAATTAGAAAGAGGACAAACACGACGAGCAGATAGAGGTTTAGACACTGGATTTATTGAATCAGATATAATTGAACCACCTAGTTTATCTGATACTTCACAACTTCCAGCATTTTCAGGAGCAGGAGACCCGTCATTATTAACATTTGATTTAAGAGAAATTGAGAATTATAATTTAACAGTAAATCCTCTATCAACTAGCACAAAAGAAGAAATTGAACTACAGCAAGACTTATTCATATTATTCGCTAGAAAAATAAGAGAAAAATTATATAAAGATGATGGAAGAGAATCAAAAAGAAAATTTATTATTTCGGTGTGTAGTATTATAAGGGAATTTGTAAAATATATTTTACATAAAGAAAGAACAGATACTAGACTTGATAGAGAGGAAAGAGTAATAAGAAATTTTAAAAGTGACACATTCGGTAAGGATATAGATTTTTATGTTGATTTCCTTGAAATTGATTCTGGAACCCGTATGTCTGATGATGAAATAGTCGAATTTATTACGAGAGAATGTTTTGGGATGAAATTACCTAATGGTGAAAGATTGGGAAGATATATAGCGTTCGACATTATTGATAGATTTTTAAAAGACCCAAGTAAACAACCTCATTATTTAGACTTTATAAAAGATAAAGGAACATTAAGACCTGATTATAAGAAAATATTAAAAGAAAAATTTAGAGAAAAACCGTATAATACTTTTAATGAATATGTAAAAGCAGACTATTATGACAGTGATGCAAGAACATTTCCACTTGATAATCCTGTCGCTTGGTCAGTATTAACTGTTAGTGATGATGATGAGGTTGAACCTGATCTCGTAATCCATTTTTTTAGATATTATTGTTCTAGGTTCTCAGAACTTATGTCAAATAACTCAGGTTATGAATCAGAATTTAATTTACAGTTAGAAGTATCATTTTTAGTAAATCTAGCAAGGATTATAGTAGATGAATATAATAGAGGAACAGAATGGGTCGTAAATTTTTCTGTTGATAGACAAAATGTAAAAGAAAAGTTAAAATTTATGGGTTTTTTAAGGAATAAAATTAATCAAGAAGAAAACAAGAACGATTTATATGGTCTAATTAACTCTATTGTTATGAGTAGGTCAGGGAAAAAAGATGAAGACACCGTTAGTAAAGTAATTAGAGATGTAACTAATATTTTAATAGATTCAACAAGATATTGGGATAAAGATGTGGAGACAAATTTTATCTCTAACTTAAAAGAAATATTAAATAGTGAGGAAAATATAAATTATTTTAAAGAGTTAAAAGGACTAAAAATAAAAGAATCAATACAATCAACACGCTCGATAGATGTTAGTGTCGTGACAAGAACAGAAAAAGATAAATTTAGAGAAAAGTATAAAGACAAAGTTGAAGATATGATGAAAAAAAATCCAAGTGATGATATTTTAATTGCTTTTTATAACAATAATGTAAATATAGAAGGAAAATATAAGTGTTTAAATATAGTTGATAAGGTAACAGAAAAAGACGAAATAGAAACTATAAAAAAAATATATCGTGAAGAAGGTAAGAACTATTTATTTATATGTTGTAATAATAAAAAATTCAGAAGAAACAAATGGAAAGATAAAGAAATGGAAAAATATTATAATATTATGAAATCTAGACTTAACAATCTAAAAAATTATAGTGGTGGAACATTACCTAGATATTTATGTGGTGTAAGTTGGGACATCGACTTTACAAGTTGTGGATGTTATGTAGCCAATCTCAAGAATAATATTCTTGAAATTACAACAATATCACAGTGGTCTATTGATAACCCGAAAGATTTAGTAGGTGAAATTTTCTCCACAGTTGACACGAAAAAATATCATATATATATTGCATATTTGTGTTCTGGTGGTGGTGGTGGTGAAATATTTAAACAGATTAATCCTGATAATATAAAAAAATTTTTAGAGACTGAAAATGAAATGGATGACAAAGTTTGGAGTAATCTTGATGTTCTTTCTCTAGGTTCCGTGACGTCATTTAATACATTGAATTTTTATTTTAATAGTGGCCTAAGTTTTGTGTATGAGTATTCAAAAAAAAATGTTATTACAGAAAGTAATCTAGAATATTTCAAAGGACACTTTGATGATTTGACTTCTGGTTATCATAAACAGACCAAAGTTGAAGAGGATTATAAAAATTCCCTAGGTGCTTTCTCATCATATGATAATGTTCTTAGAGCTTCACCGTATTTATCTGCTCCTAGTAAGTCATATTACTTTATTTATAATAAAGTACTAGAAGAAGACGCGAAAAAATATGTCGGAGAAAGTAAAAAGTCATTTAACAGTAAAAAAGACCCAAAATCTGATAATATATTTTATTTTATTTTTAATATTATGTTGATATCAAGAAATTATTATAAAGGAGAATCAAAAAAATTATATTATTATTTAATGGAGTCATATTCTTCTTTAGGTGATAAAATTTCTAAGATAAAATATACACCTATGAGAGAACCACGAAAAATATGTGAAGACGACTATATAAAATATATAGAAAGAGTAAAACCTGAAGGAGGTGCTAAAATAATTTATCATCCAACAGGTTCACCTTCACAAAAGGATAGGAAAGATATAAAATATAGAATGCGAAAAATTGAAGACTCACCCTCTGTATTAAATACTATTGCTGACCATACCAGATATTTAGTAAGTCTAGTATATCTGGTTTATAGTATGTTTGTTGATTATAATAAAGATTTCAATAATGAGAGCAATTATCCATATCTAGCAGATGTGGTAGAAAGTTTTATCCCTGAAGATGAAAGAGAAATTATAAGAGACTATATAGAAGAAAGTTTAAATTATGAAAAAGATGATACACTACCAGAAACAATAGATGATTTAGTTTCTAATACTATGGGAAAATATCATTCAGAATTAGGAGTGGAATATGATGTAGATGATTTATCTAGTGGTCTTGCATCAAACGTTGACAATTTACCCGAAAATGATAGGATTATATATAAAAGACTTAAAAAAATTTTGGTTTATTTAATAAATGGCATACTTTTTGATAATAGTAATATGATAAAAGAAGATGAAGAAATGGAAGGTGATGGGTTTTCAGGAGGTGCTAAAATAATAAGTTATCCACCTCAACCAATAGGAACAGAAAATAGAATTAAACAATATATAAAAAAATACGTTGAAACAGAAATTAATCCTTTTGTTAATGCAGATGAAGCAAACAATCGTGATAGACATACGATTTTTTGGGATGCGGGTGGTTTTGAATCACCACATAGATTAAGTGATATTATTGTTGGTATGTGTTATATTGTGTATTCTACCATTGAAAAATTCGGTTTAGATTTTAATAGTTATGACCAAATTAGGTTACTTGTTGGTTATGTTGAAGATTATTTAGACCCAAAAATTTTAAATTACATAGTAAACAAAGATAAAAGAGATGAAATAATTAGTGAGATTGAGGGAGATGGTGAAATGCATATTTTACTTACTTTAATGGTATTCCATAAAGAACTGAATATTCCTCCTGCCACGTCAGTTGATAATGAAATAGAGGAGTTTCTAAACATTGATGAAGTGCGTGAAGTTTTTAATAAGATGAAAAAAATTATGAATGTTATTAGAACAGAAATTATAAGGATTGAACCACACAAGACATCAGATGACGATGATGGTGAAGAAATGGAAGGTGATGGGTTTTCAGGAGGTGCTAAAATAATTTATCAACCAACAGGAAAATCAAGAGATGATAAAATAAAAAAAGTGTTAAAAAGAGAAATCGACAGAAAAGTAAATCCTGAATCTGATGATGATTTTGATGTTTCAGTATATAGATTAATATATATTATTTATAATGTATGTGAAGATTTTAATATTGATGTTTTTAATGACTTAGAACTGAATTTAATTGTAAATTACGCTGATGACTATTTATCATATGAATTTAAAAATGAATTACAAGAACAATATATGGTAGATAGTGATTACGAAAATGATAAAGATACTAAAGTTGCAATAAATTATTACGCTTCCAAAACAATAGATAAATACTATAAAGAATTAGGACTCACACTATTAGAAGATAATCTCCCTACTGAGATAAATAAGATAAAAGATATTAAGAAAAAAATGAAAAAAATAGCTATAACAATATATAATATTGTTCTTAATAAATCTATAAGAGGAGATGATGAAGGAGACGAAGAAGACGAAGAAGACGATGTCCCTGTCGGTGAAGGATTATATGGTGGAGAAAAGAAAAATTATGATGTCTTAGTTATGACACATAATAAAATTAAAGATTTACCTTTTTAAACATTTTATTTTATCTTTAGATTTTTTAAATAAAATATCTAAAGATAATTATATGGAAAATATCGCGGAAAAATTGAAGGAAAAAGGATTATCTGATACTAGTGTTAAAATGTATCTTAGAAATCTTGAAAAATTAAATGACGACAAACCTTTTAAAAATTTAAATTTTTTAAAGAAAGTAGATAATATTATAGAAAAGATTAAAGATAAAAAAGATAATACTCAGAGAAGCTATCTTATTTCTATTGTTTCTGTTCTCGATTGTTTTTATTGTAAAGAATCGACACTCTATAAAAAATATCACGAATTAATGTTAAATAAAAATGATGAGATTAAACAAAAACCAAAAAATGAGATGAGTGAATCTCAAGAAAAAAACTGGAAAAAATGGGATGATATCCTTAAGGATTTTAATGAATTAAAAGAAAAAGTAAAGGTAATGAAAGGAACTAAATTAAATAAAAATCAGTATGGAAATTTATTAAGTTTAGTTGTTTCTTCATTATATGTTTATCAAGAACCTAGACGAAATCAAGATTATCAGAAAATGATGAAAGTGAAGAAGTATAATGATAAATTACCTAATGACACAAATTACATAGATGACGAAAATTTTATTTTTAATGTTTATAAAACATCTAAAAAATACGGTCAAAAAGTCATAAAAATAAATGAGGAATTAAAACCTATTCTAAATTTATATTATAAATATACAGGAAAACCTAAATCGACACCTCGTCCTTTCTTAGTTGATTTTGAAGGAGAACCTTTATCAGTTGTAAATAGTATTACTAGAATTTTAAACAAAGTGTTTAATAAAAATATTGGTTCTAGTATGTTAAGACATATTTATTTAACTAATAAATTTGGTGATAATTTAGATGAGATGAAAAAGACTGCTGATAATATGGGTCATACTGTTGAGACTCAAAAAGATTATATTAAGAATGATAAACCTAAAAAAATGGGAGGTATTACAAAATCAGATAATATTGTAGTAAATTTTAATTAATCTAAAGATTTATTATATAAAAATTTTAAATGCCATTTTACGTATAAATTTATATATATTTTGATGCGTAAAATGGCATTTGGACTTTTTAGTCCATATCATTTCTGGCAAGCCATATTTCATTTTCGGACAATAAAACAACCGGAAAGTTTTTAAAAACAGTTATCCATCTTGATGGAGCATTTCTAATTTTTTTAATATTCTTCTTATCTAATCCTAAATAATCCTCTAATAAATATTTCATTCCTCTATTATAGTTAGCAGGGAAGACAGTAATTGTATGACATTCATTTAAAACGGTTTTAAGTTCTCTTCCAGTAAAGTTATGGTTAGTGATTACAGAACTGACACCAATACTACGACCACCTTGAAGAATTTCATCTCTGATATGGTCGACAATATCTCTTAAAATTTTAGGTTTAATAATGTCAGTATCATCGAATAAAACTAAAGAATTTTTGAAATCTTCCATTTTAAGAGGGTCTTGAATTAAATTATCACCTATTTTAATTCTCTGAGGTTTTACATCATCTAAATTCTCGTCTTCTTTTTTTCTTGAAAATAAATAAACAGGATTCTGGTTATTATGTGTTTTTAAATATTCTTTAACGAATTTTTTAGTCCAAGTCGATTTCCCAGAACCAGATGCTCCTGTGATATAATGACAGTCTCTTTCACTTTTTGTATTTGGAACAGGTTGAAAAGTAGCATCGGAAGGTAATTTTAATTCAGTAAATGTAGGCATTCCTTCTATTTTATTATCTTCATTATTGTGTGGTGTTTTAACATCACTATCAACATATATAATTTTTCCATCATATTTACCTCCTTTAATTTTGGCGAGAGGTCTTCCTACTTTCATAAAGTTTAATGACATATATACTTTATTTTAGATATTTTTTGTAATTCAATTTAAATTTTTTAATAACTTTTATAGCTTCTTTATTAGTTATTTCTTTCAATTTATTTTGTAGTTTTTCTGTTCTTAATTTCATACTATTGAAATTTTTAATATTTCCTATTTTATCAAATTCTTTGAATATACTTAATGGTATGTTGAATTCGTAAATATTACCTAACCTATTTTTTAATATCTGAAGATGACTGTTAATTTTATCTCTTAAATTTTTAAGTTTTGATTCAGTCAAACTTTCTATTAATGATATTAAATTATCTAAATTTGAATAAACTTGATATGACAGTCCAATATTTCCATTTAAAATTTCGGTTATTTTTTCAATAGTTTTTTTATCTTTATTAAGTTTTGAAATTGAAAAGATTCTTTTTAACATTTTAACATAATTTTTTTCATCATAATAATACTTAATATCCTCATAAAGTCCAGTCAATATATTAGAGTCTTTAATCGACAAAGGTTTTCCTCCAGCGTATATTTCAAAGACATTATTTAAATCTACAAATTCACCATCCAAAAACGCTAGAATATCTAATTTAATGACTGAACCATCAGATAAAGCATCTTCAATTGTTTTTTTCTTTCCATTAACTATTTTATATCCTTCCATAATTTCTTTTGGTTTCCATCTTAATCTATATAGACTTGTAGTATATTCTTTTAATTCATCTAGTTCTGAAATACTATTTATTTTTTCAATTTCTTCTTTTGTTAAAAACTCTTTTTTATTTTTATAAAAATCTTTAATTTCTTTTACAGTATTTAATTTTTGATATAGTTCTTCATTATATCCTAACTTGAATTTAATAAAATAGACATTTGGATTTTGAGCTATTCTCCTTATTATTAGTCTAAAATTTTTTATTATTTCTTCTTTCGCTTTTTTTAAATTAATATATTCAATTTCTTGAAGTAAATCATAATCAGCATTATATAATTGACTTTTTAGAGAAGCAGTTCCTATTATTGATATTTTAAAATTATTGAAACTTATTAATTTTATTTTTTCAACTAATTTATTATTATAAGTTTCTATAGGTCTAGTTTCTATTAAATTATTAGACATTATAATTTAATAGAAAATATAATTATACCTCATAACGTCTGAGAGCATATATATCTTGTCCTTCGTGATTATATAATCGTAATGGTGTGAATCTTCGAGGTGTCTCTACATCAGGAGGAACAGTTAATGTTTGACTTCCACCATAAAGCCCTTCACCTTCCATTTCTTCATCTTCTTCATCCTTACCTCTTCCTCTTGGAGGAGGAACTCCTGGGCGTCCTGGGCGTCCTGCAGGCATTCCATAAAAAGGAGGTAGTGCTGCGCGTGGAACTGGAACAACTAGACCGGCATCTCTCGCTGCTCTTGTTAATGCATCATTAAGTCTGTTATATTTTCTATTAATTACATTAATCTCTCTCTGTCTTTCTGCTGACGAAATACCATACTCTGCTGGTGTTATTTTTCTAGTTTCATAAAATCTGATTAAATCATCTACTTGTGTAGCATCAAGTTCTCCACTTCTAACTGCTTGTTGTAATGATAGAGGGTCATCTTTGATACCAACAATTTTTAAAACATCGGGGATTAGTTCTCCTTCTCTTTCTCTCGCTTCTAATTTTTTTCTTGTTATATCACGTGCTTCAGTTGCTCCAATTCTAACTAATCCAGTCAGGGATTTGTCAAATGCTACATCAGGGAATTCACCAGATGTAATTCCGTTTTTAATTCTGTCGAATGCGGTAATCATATTTGAATATTGTGCGGTTCTTGTATTTAAATCATCTAGGTCTGATGAAATTCTATCTAAATTTAGATTTATTCCACTTTCTTTCAGTCTATCTTTTAACATATTAATGTCTGACTGGGTTCCTTCTCCAGCTCTGTATATTTTTCTTAATATTCTACCAGCTTGACTGTAGGCAGTGCTTAGTTTCATTAATTTTTCAACGTTATCTTTAAACACTGTATCAGAGAAAGCACCAATTTTACCCTCTTCTATTCTTGTTTTAGTATTCATAAGACTTGTCATAAATTCAGAAACAGAATTAATTAATTGTTGTAAGCTTACTTCAAAATTTTCAACGGTTAGGACATCTTTAGAAGTTTCAGGAAGTGTTTCCTCAGTCCTTGACCTAATTTTATTTACTGCACTTGAATAAGTTTTGGTTCTTGCTCTTGCGTCTTCATCAATAGCTTCACGATTTAATGATTTTAGTAATGGCATATATAATTATATTTAGATAATAAATCCAGAGATTTATTATATAAAAATTTTAAATGCCATTTTACGCATCAATTTATATATATATTAATGCGTAAAATGGCATTTGGATTTCTAATAACTTAGACCTTCATTTTTAATAGCTTTAGACGCTTCAGCAAGAGAAATATTACGTTCTTTCATAAGTTTTTTTACTAATTCAGCACGTTTTTTCATCTTTTCTGATGTTTTTCGTTTAGCTCCTCCACTCATAGAACTTCCTTTATTTGCCTTCATTATTAATTGACCTCCTAAAAGTTTATCGATTGTAGGGTCAGATTCTCCTTTTTTATCCTTTTTACTTCTTCGTTTCTTACCTCCTTCCATAGGTTCAATATCATCCATCCTGACATCGACATTTTCCTCAACTTTAACTTTCTTAGGACGACCTCGTTTTTTCTTTCCTTCTCCTTCCATATTAGAACTTTCTAAAGCTTTATCTAATTCTTTCTTTAGTTCTTCCTTTATTTCTTCTTTTTTCTTTCCACCACTTCGTCCTCTTCCACCACTTCGTCCTCTTCCACCACTCATTCCTCTTCCACCACTCATTCCTCTTCCACCACTTCTACCACGACCTCCTTCAGGTTTAGATTCTTCTAAGGCTTTTTTAGCTTTCTTTTCTTCAGCTCGTTTTAATGCTTGTTCAGCTCTTTTTAATAAAATATTTCCACCACTTCTACCACGGCCTCCTTCAGGTTTAGGTTCTTCTAAGGCTTTTTTAGCTTTCTTTTCTTGAGCTCGTTTTAATGCTTGTTCAGCTCTTTTTAATAAAATATTTCCACCACTTCTACCACGACCTCCTTCTTTTTTACTACTTTGATAGAGTCCTTCATTTTTAACAATTTTAGAGGCTTCAATCATACTGACTCCTCTCTCTTTCATAATTTTTTTTACAACATCAGCACGTTTTGAACCTTTACCACCACCACAACCACAACTACCCTCACCACAACCACAACTACCCTCACCTAATAAAGCATCTCCTAAATTGGCAATACTTTCAACAATTTCAGCACCTGTAGAAAGTCCTGGAACAAATTTAGCCAGTTCAGCTCCTTTACTTACCGCTTTAGCCACTCCTTTTAATCCTTGTCGATGTGCTTCTGCTTCTATCATCATACGATTTCTTTCTCGTTGAGTGCTTTTTTTAGGGATACCTCGTCTAACTTGGAATCCACCTTGAAATTCAGCCTCCTTATCTGCCTCTCTCTGTGTAATATTTCTTGGGGTCTCTGTTTCACCTTCATAAGTTGCGGTTGAAGGTTCAGAACCTGAATTATTTCCATACAATTTTTCAATCTTTAAATATCCAAATTCGTCATAATGTTTAATATAGTTTTGATTTTGTCTCATTACCCTACTACGAATATCTTCACCATATCTATTCTGATATCCAGCCATTAATTATTATATAATATATCTTATATAATAATTAATTTAATATATACTTTTACGTAATAAATTTAAGCCCTCACAAGAACAGCTGTAGTATCACCTGTATAAACTAAAGTAAAACGAGCTGTAGTGTTATTAACGGCAGCAGCACCTACAATAGTTAAACCAGTTCCAGGAGTTAAGGTTAAATTGTTAGCATCACCTACATTAACTAAAAGAGGAACACCCCAAGTAAAACCAACACGAAAACCTTCAGGAGGAAGGACATTAGCACCTAATGCGGTTGTAATTTGTGCTACGGTAGGTAAGGTAAGAGCAACAGCAGCACCAGCATTAGCATTATAAACATAACCTCCTACTAATTGGTTAGCACTCACCGTTGCAGCACCATTAGTAGTGTTATATACAGAAGTCCAATTGGGTGGTTCTTGGAAAGGAACAACATTACTAGATAATGACATTTGTTATATAAATTAACTAAGATAAAAATTATTAAAATTTATCTTAGATATTTTATTTTTACTAGATATTTACATTAAATGAGAACTCATTCTACCTCCAGAAGGACCACCTCCAGACTTTCCGAAACCGAGAGCACCTAACACGTTAGCAGCGGTTTGAGCGCGTTTATCACTAGAACTTTTAAGAAGTTCTTTGGCTACTTTCATTCCAACCGGTGCTGCTTTCTTGACGAAACTCATAAGATTACCACCTACGAGACGACGAGCATCATCATATGACATACGACTTTCAGATTGTGAAGCATCAAGGACATCAGCTTTAGTAAGAACTGCGGTATACGTAGCTGCGGTTCCTCTTTCTGCGACAAACATCCCTGAGTTCATAGTGATAATGACGAGTTCGTAAGTGCCTGCATCAATTTGAGCCCCAGTATTGTTAGAAACAGATAAGTTAAATTGTAATTGGAATTGACCTAAAGATGAAGGAGCGTAGTATTCTTCGTTGAGGGGGATTTCTTTGGCGTAATCAAGGATTAACATTGAGCCTGATGTAGGAACAGTTTGGACGGCACCAGCGTAAGCACCAGTATGTTTTACCGCGACGCCCGAAAATTCGAGCCAACTTTGATTGGAACCCGATTTAACAGACATTTTCCAGAGGTCGTTAGCTTGACTTGAAGAGAGAAGACCAGAAACGTTATTGAAGTTGATAGAAATATTGTTAATAGGAAGGTAAGAGTTAGAATCAACTACTGTTTTGGTTTGTTTTCTTACGAATACGATAAGCTTATCAGGCACTTGATTCAATTGGATTGAGGGAGAGTTGATAGTAAATTGATTAAGTGCTGGAGAAGTAAAGGATTGATTTGAAGAGGGAACACTTGTTTTATAGCGAGGAAGTTCGTAGTATGGAACAACATTACGAGGAGGTAAAAGAACAGAGTTAGGGGCAGTGAGGAAATTGAAATATAATTTAAATTGGTCGTTAGAAGTAATAGAAGCTAGTGAAATATTGTAATATCCAGCATTACCTGGTAAAGCGACAGAGTTATTTACACCACGAAGAACATTACTGAGAGAACCAATGTTAAAAATAAAGTTGAGATTTTGAATACCATAAAATCCTTGATTTTCAGTAGAAGGGTCGCAGAAAATAAATGGTGAAATGAGGAGTGGTTCTCTTACTTGAACTACCATAGTAATGTCAGAGGGAGTAGTTCCATCACCTAGGTTGTTTCCAGTAATAGAAACAGGGAAAGCACCACGAGGATAGAGGTCATTATCAGCAACATTACTAAAAGAACCATTAGGGTTATTGTTAGTATCAACAGCATCAGCATAATTTAAATAAGTATCAAAAGCGGTGGGAGTCATTCCGTTATATCTGTTTAATTGACGTTTGTCGTGGAATCTGTTGATAGCTTCGAGAACATCTTGGACGTTAAGAGAAACAGAGTTGTTATTGATTGTAGCAGTAGCAGTAGAAATCATTTGGTGGAAAGGGAAAGGAGCGAGAGCGTGTCCGTTTCCGTAGTCAATTAAATATTTACCAGCTTGTGGAATGCCAGTAATATTAAGAGTGTAAGTAGCTTCAAGAATTACCTCTCTATCAATAACTGTAAGTTCAGAAGGAACTTGAATATTGAAAGAGACTTGAGACTGTGATGCACTTACAGAGCCAAAAATAGCATTAACCTTAGATGATGCACCTTTAAATACAGCGAAATCAAGATTATCTTTCACATTTAAACGGTCATCAAGAACTAAAACTTTACGAAAATCTGTCATATGTTATATAAAATAATTAAGATAATATTTTATTAGATTATCTTAATTAAAAAAATAGATTACTAGATATTTAATCTTTGTATTCTTTTTCAATTTCTGGATATAATTTTTTTCTAAATAATATTTTCATAGATGCATTACAACCTGATGCTAATGTAAATGGATGAAGATTACCAAATCTATCTTTCCAAAAACAAGAGATTTGAATTGATTGAACTGGGGACTGTCCTTGTAAATCAATTAACCTATATTCAGCCTGTGGGACGTATTGCACGATTGGTTTATACTCATTACCTTTCGATAAAAATGCTTGAATGTCTGTTAAAACATTTCCGATGGCGCTATTATTACCACCTGCACCAAATAACACATTACTGTTAAAAACTAGAGGAGCACTTTGTTGTTCTGGAACAATTGGAATTATAGAAGCTTGGAAAAGTAAAGATAAAACAGGATTCCAAAGAGGAGATGTTGGATATTCACCATAAGACTGATAAAACGAAGGAGAAGGAGGAGATGGAGTATAAATATTTGAACCATTATTAATATCTCTAAGAACTAATTGGAAATTTTTCCCACCAGTAATACCAGAATAACCATAATTTTTAGTCTCGAAAGCACTGAATAAACTAAATAGAGGAGAATTCATATAAATATATATAGAGAGGTCATTAGTTAAATCTGAGTTATATCCTAAAACATCACCATTTAAAGTATAATCACAATTTACAGGGTCAAATTCAATATAAGGAGCATTTGTAGATGGTAATGTTCCACCTAATCCCGAAACGGCTATATCTAAATCATTATAAGCTTGTTTTAGTGCAATATTTACCATTAAAATAAAATGTTGGAAAGAATAAGTATAATAATATTCTGAGGTAAGGTCTTGTTTTGTTAGAGGTGGTTGAGGAACTGGTTCATAAAGGTTCTGAGGTATAAAAATAAGATTTGTCTGACTTTCTACAATTGTCCCGCCTACATCAAATGTTAAATTAACTGTGTAGATTAATTCATTAGGGTCTGCTTGTCCTAAATTTACCTGAGGAATCATTAGAGGAAGTGTTGGAGTCTCTACATTAAATCTAACTACTGAAATGTAATAGTCTTCTGCATTATTTACTATAGGATTATTACGTGTCTCTGTGAAAACTAAATTAGGAGGAGGTAGTGTCCCAGTAGTGTCGTTGTTAATCATATTGAAATCAAAATAAATATGATTTGGTTCTAACATATAATTAGAATTCGTAGGTCTCTGGTTAAACATATATACTTTAATTTAGATAAATATTACTATTTAACTATATCAAACCATTATATTTTTTACTGTAATAAATCTTATATTAGATTTTTACTAAAAAATATCTAATTTTTGATTATTACCAGTAAAAATAACGTTATTTTTACATTTAAATATATAATTTTAGATAATTACTAGTAAAAATCTAATATAAGATATTTAAAATTAAATATCTTATAATAATTATATGGAAAATTGTAGTTATTTTTGTAAGGTTATTGCCCCTAGAAATTTAAGGATAATGTTAAGAATGTTAAATGATGTTAAAACTAAAGAAGAAGAAGAAAACATTAAGAAATATATTAGATATTTAAAAAATTGTATAAGGTCAGTATCCTAAAAATATTTTATGATATTTTTTTAATACCATTTTACGTTCAAATTTATATATATATTGATGCGTAAAATGGCATTTAAACATCTTTAGGTTTTTTCTTTTCTAAATCAAAAAGCTTATCTTGTTTATGTCTTAATTTCTCTTGGAGTTTTGTAATTTCATCTGAAAGTTTCTTTTTCTTTTCTTCAAAAGTTAATTTAACTCTTTGAACTTTTATTTTAGGTTGATTGACTTTTATCATTAATTTAGAACCATCAATATTTTCATCTAATTTTAATTTCCACATTTCTAAACCTTTGGGAGGTTCTGAATTAACTTTATCAATAATAATGTCATCAACTCTCGCATTTTGAGAATGCTCGAGTAGTTCATTTAATGAATGAAATTTTAAGTATTCAGATAATGATTTTCTATCACTAACATAAACAGCTGGTTTGTTAATTGATTTTACGATATAGAACATTTTTATATAAATTACTCTAGATTTTTTATTTAAAATATCTAAAGTAAAATATATGGAAACTGTAAATTTAAATAAAATTTCCTTTTTTGAATTTCC